ACTCATATGAGAATATCAGATCGTAGTCTATTTTATCTTCAGCAACAAGGCATAGAGGTTACAGAAAATGAATATCTAGCTATTAAGCTTCATGATGGATTATATGAAGAAGGAAATAAACCGTACTTCATGACATATAATAAAGATACAGAACTAAAATCAAACATAGTTTATATTTTACACCAAGCTGATTTGATGGCTAGTAAAGTCGAATAATAAAAATTATAATATGATAACAACAATTATAGCAATATCTTTATGGATTGCAACTGTAGTAGGTTGGGTTATTTTCAATCTATATACAAAAAATAGGAAATTAGAAAAAATGGTAGTTAATCAACAATCATTTATTGATGGCGTAAAAGGGTGTATGAAAGAAATTAACGAATGCGCAAATCAAATTGATTCTAAGTTGTGGGTTCAATCAGATCCAGAATTCTTAAGTCTGATGGAAAATGTTAAGCAAATGCAAGGTTCCATCAATAACTTTATAGAACAGTAAAATGGTAGATATTTTAGAAAAAGAGGAAGAGGTTCTTCTTACCAAGAAAGGCGAACCAAGAAAACGTAAGCCAAAGACAAAGAATAACTACTTTACTATAGAAACAGAAGAGGCTATTTTAGAGTATCGGAATACACCTAATCAAGCCAAAAGAAATAAAATCTATAATGAAAGAATACACTATGGCTTTTACAAGCTAGTAGAGAACATTATTCACACCTTCAAATTTTACTATACAGAAGTTGAAAATATAGAGGATCTAAAGTATGAAGTAATTTCATTTCTATTACAAAAGATAGATCTGTATAATCAATCTAAAGGTAAAGCTTATTCTTATTTTGGTACAATTGCCAAAAGGTATTTGATAATATATAACCAAAAGAATTACAAGAAGCTTGTATCTAAAACAGAAATTGGTGAACAACAAGACGACAATGCCCTTGTAAATAGCATCATTGTTAAAGAGCCAGAACCAGAGCTAGATAAGCTAGATATAGTCGAGCTTTTTATCAAATATGTAGATGACAATCTGTTCGAGCTATTTGACAAACCTGAGGATATAAAGGTTGCTGACGCCATTCTGGAGATATTCAAGAAGAGGGAAAATATAGATATTTTCAATAAGAAGGCTGTCTTTATATATGTTAAAGAGATGACTGATACACAGTCTAATACTATCACCAAAGTGATTAAAAAGCTAAAAACTATCTATAAGACCATCCTTGACAACTATTTAGAAAATAGTGACTATTAATATTTATTCTAAAAAGTCATGGAACTTGATAAGGAAATATTCAAAGGAAAGACCGTTGCAGATCTAGTTGAAGAGGTGTATAATAAGCATAAGAATCAAGACTCATCTATAAAACAGGAGATCATGAGGCTTGCTGATATGATCGAAACTCCTGGAGACGCTATTGTTATTGTGCCTCTTTTAAAGGGGTTTATGGATTCTAGCCTTAAGAATGATGAGGTATTGATGAAACTTCTTGCCCTTTTCCAAAAGGCAGCTGCTGAATCTAAAAAAGGTGATACTGAGGATTCTGGCGTCCTTACAGAAAAGGATATTGAGCAGTTGTTTTCTGAAGTAAGCAATATTAAAATAAAAGATCCTAAACAACTACCTCAAGCATAATGGCTAATGGATATATCTTTGGACCAAATTTTGATGCAAATGCCGGTCAAACTGGTGGGCAATACTTTCAGATTGGAAGGGTTAAGTCTATTATATTAGGTCCGTATAAAGGTAATACTAAAGAGGTAGATCCAGATTATGGAAGTCCTGTAGACATAGGAAAGATAAAATACGAGATATTGTATTCTACTTTAGGTACATCTAAGTCTCAAGAAGTATCTGAACCTGCTTGGCCTATCTTCAATTTTATTAGGCAATACCCTGTAGTTAATGAAATAGTTCTTATTATAGCAGGACCATCAGAGAAACTAAACGATAGAGCTTCTAATCAGCAGTTTTTCTACTTCCCTCCATACAGTTTATGGAATAGGTCTAATCATGGAGCCTTCCCAAATATGGGAGAGTATTCCGATTTTCTTAAACAGTATAATAATATACAAGGATATTCTGGTAATGCCGTTACTGATACATCGTTACCTTTAGGTTATACTTTCCAAGAGAATCAGCAGGTAAGAAACCTACAACCTTTTGAAGGTGATACTATAATTCAAGGACGTTTTGGTCAATCTGTAAGATTTGGATCCACAGTTCCGGTTATGAAGCAAGATAATACTTGGTCAAACTCTGGTAAAAATGGAGATCCTATTACTATCATAATAAATAGCCAGGCAGAGGCAAATCAAGCATTTAAATTTAACACCGCAGTTGAAAATATAAATAAAGATGGGTCGGCTATCTATATGACATCAACTCAAGAGATATTCTTAGAAGACGTAAACAATTTTCCTCTCAACTCATTCGACACTCCTATTACATCTATATCTCAACCAGTTGTAAGAACGGTTACTCCTCCTTTGTCTAATGAAATTCTTTCACCTACTGAACAAGATAACGCAAATATAGGATAATGTATAAACCAGTATTTCCATATAAAGGCAATCAACTTATCTTGACTAGTGATAGAGTAACTCTTCATGCTAAGAATGACGCTATCTTTTTATTTGGAAAACAAGCTGTAGGATTGTCTTCTACAAATACAATTAATTTAGATGCAGTAAATAAAGTAGTTGTTGCTGCCCCGGTTATAGAGTTAGGAAATAAAGCACAGAATCTTGGTGAACCTGTGGTATTAGGAAATACGTTGAATCAAAAGCTGATAGCTTTATTAGAAGCTTTGGATGCTGTTGCTATACAATTAGCACAGGCTTCAACCTCTAAACCAGGGCAAACAGCACAATATATAAGTCAAGCAGGGACATATCTGTCTTCTCAAGTTAATGCATTAAAAGGCCAATTACAACCAGGCACTTCTGAGATATTATCTAAAAACACTTTTACTAGATAATCATGGCATCTACATTTACATTAAGTCCTGAGTCAGTAAAGAATATCCAAGCTATAAATAAAGTTGGATTAGACAAATTTAACAAAGGGTGGGTTAAGTTTGGTAATGATAAACTCAATATCAATACAACCTCGGCTGTAGGCTTAGAAAAAGCAATCGGAGTTGTTGCTAGATTCATGATGAAAATCCAAGGTAATATTAATCAAATATTATATGGTAAATTCACATCTGGTAAAGAAAACACTAATTTAATAAGAAGACTATTAGATAAAGGTATTATTAATCTATTAGAAGGTATAGCCTCAATTGACTTTTGTAACATTCTAAACTATTCCTTAAATAACCTACCAGACGGTAAATTATTTGATCCAAATAATCCTCCTGAATCAACAGATGTTGTAGCTAGAAAAAAATGGGAATTACAGAAAAAGGCTTTCGATACCCAGCAATTTATCGATCAGTATTATAGAGAGTATGTAGATACAAACAATCCTCAAAGTAGGATTGGTCTTCTTTTATTATTGCAGCAGATTAATGCAACTCTGACAACTGTTATCTCTAATACAAATACTGGATTAAACGACCCTTTAATAAGAGAGAATTTTCCTCAAGTATCCACAGCTAGTAACTTCCTTCAAAATGCTGTTGGCGTATTTAATAGATATACAGATCTTAGGCAAGTATCAGTTCAAGAAATACAAAAGATTGTTAGCCTAGTAGATAGTGTAAGACAATATGCCATTATAATTCAAGGTTTAAACAATCCAAAAAATGCAATAGGATTGATTGATAGCTCATTAAATGGTGCTATTCAAAAAGAATTATCAGATATATCTAGTCTTATATTACAACCACAAAAGGCGGCAACAATATTAAAAAGCATAATTAAAACTGTTAATACAATTAATAGTATAGCCCAAAAGGTATTAGGCTTTATTAACACACTCCAGGTTATAACAAAAGTGTGCATATTATTAATCAAAATTTTTAATGTAGTAAGCTCTTTCTTTATAGCCCTACCTATACCTAATATGACCACTACTATAGGTATAACAAATAAGTTCTCTGATATATTACAAGATAAAATAAAGGAAAAAGGTCAAAAAAAATTAATACTTAGATTAGAACAAATATCAGCAGTCTTAAATTTAACAGCAATAGTTGTTACTAGTTTATATGCCTCAATTCAAAATATTATAGACAGATTAAAATTAATACAACTTAATCTAGACAGCTGCCCTAATAAAAATGTAGATTTACTTAATGAAATAAATGATTCGATTAACAATCTAACAAACACATCTGTTAAGTTAGGTAACTTTTTGAATCAATATAATGATCAACAAACAAAATCGGAAAGTCAATTTGGGAAATATGTTATCAAAATTGTTACTGAGCAAGTAGTTGATGAAGGAATTAATTTAAGGAGAAGATATGGAATCGCTAGAGATTTAAATGGATATATCGTAGTTCAATCCACTCCTACATTTGCTTCACTTGATTTGATCATAATAAATGAAGTAAAATCCCTATTAGTATCTAAAGGACTAGTTTCATCTAATTTATCAAGCCTATCATCAGAGGAACAAGTTACTGTACTAGAGGCAGCCAAATTTTTAGGAGAGGATGAAATAGGTTTAGACAATATAGAATTAAGCCTATCAGATATAGAAACTATAGAGCAACAAGATTCTGAATTAGGTATAGGTACATTTATAAATAACCTTCCTGGTGGCAGGGCCTTAAGAAAAAGGGTTCGAGATAAAATGGTAAAAAGTGCAAGTCAGCTAGGAAATAATTTAAAATCAACAGATCCAGGAGGAAAGTTCTCATCTGGACTGATAAAACAACAAGAGTCTCAAATTAACAAGCTAGAGATACAAAATCTAGAAGATAGTATTTCTGGTTGGAAAAAAGAAGTGGCGGTGTCTGCAGCACAGGGAGTTGCTGGCTTAGCTATTTTAAGAGACAGGACCCAAAAAATAAAAGATGCGGAAAAGAAGATCCAGCAATTAAGACAAGGATAAAATACCCAGTATAAAATATTTATAAGATATGGCACAAATAGATGCATTAAGAAAGTTAATTCGTGAGGAATTAAAAGCCGTCCTTAAAGAGGAGCTTCCTAAAATATTAAAGGAAAACCAAGCCCCTGTAATAAAGGATGGCAAAAAATCATTGCAAGAAGAGATAAAAGCTAAAATCCCAGGAACATTGAACACTCATGCAAGTAAACCTCAAATAAAGTTTACGTCTAACAATCCTATGGCAGCGTTCTTAAATGATACCGCCAAAAATATGATAAATGAAGACTTCTCTATGACTTCAGCAGACGTTCATCCAGCTATGGCTTTCCAGCCTAACGAAGTGTCTGTAGGTTCTGTAGGAGGAATGCTAGGGACAGCTAGACCTAGCTCAAATATAAACGCAGTTCAAATTAATGAGGTTCCAGACTTTAGTGCTTTAATGGGCAAACTTAAAGAGAGGGGTGAAATCTAATGGCATACGGGTTAAAGAAAATATCAGTAGTAGACTTAAAACCATCAATTGGAGTAGGAGTTAAAATTCCTTTTGATGCTGATAACGTATTTTCTACCGTGTATACTACAAAGGATCAGACTAAGTATAACTTGATCAACTTCTTATTAACAGACCCAAGAGAGAGGCCATTTAATCCCACTTTTGGAGCGGGTCTTAGAGCAAGACTATTTGAACCAATAAATCAGGTTACATTTGATGATATCAAAGAATCGATCAGGACTCAGATAGAAGCTAACTTTCCAAATGTGCAGATTGTTAACTTAGACATTATAGGAAATCCTGACTACAATTCTATAAATATACAATTTAGTTACCGCCTATTAAGATCAAATGAGAATGACTCTGTAACAATGACTATACAAAACTTCTAAAGATGCCGAATCAAGTAGACATAAAATACCTTAATAAAGACTTTACTTCATTCAAGTCTGACTTGATAGAGTATGCAAAATCATACTATCCTACAGTATATAACGACTTCAACCAGGCTTCACCTGGTAGTATGTTTATTGAAATGGCTTCTTATGTAGGAGATGTTTTATCATTCTATTTAGATAATCAGATTCAAGAAACATTCTTAGAATACTCTAAGCAAAAAGGTAACTTGTACTCTATGGCTTACATGTTAGGTTATAGACCAAAAGTTACATCTGCTGCAACAGTTGTATTGGATGTATATCAACAAGTTCCCTCTCTAACTATTAGCGGAAGTACTATACCAGATTTTTCATATGCTATGATTATAGATCAAGGCATGCAAGTTAAATCTAATGTAGATAGCTCAGTATTGTTCTACGTACCACAAAAGGTAGACTTTACAACATCTTCTTCATACGATCCAACTACTGTAGAAGTATATACTATTAATGGATCAAATGTTCCTACATCTTACCTCTTAAAAAAGAGTGTTCAAGCATTATCAGGACAGGTTAAAACACAAACGTTCTCTTTTGGTGCTGCTGAAAGATTTACTACAGTTAATTTACAAGACAATTCTATCATAACAATTCTTGAATCTAAAGATTCTAATGGTAATACATGGTATGAAGTACCGTATCTGGCTCAAGATTATATTCTAAAACCTGTACAAAATACTGCTGCTAACTATCCTAGTTTATATCAGTATCAGAATCAAGTACCATACATGATTCAAAAACTAATAGTGCCTAGAAGGTTTGTTTCAAGGTTTAAAGTTGATGGATCTTTAGACATAGAATTTGGCGCAGGTATAAATTCTGTAGCTGATACCGCTGTAATACCTAACCCTAATACGGTGAGCGTTGGTTTAACTGGTGGTGGATTGAGCACTTTGTCTAGTTCATTTGATCCTACTAACTTTGTAACCACACAAACTTATGGTCTAGCTCCAAAGAATACATCTATAACATTTCAATATCTTGTAGGTGGCGGTGCAAAAGCAAATGTATTATCAGGTCAGCTTACAGAAATAGTTTCATACTCAGTATCTGGTAATACCACATATCAAAACACTATAGTTATAAATAATACAGAACCAGCTGCTGGTGGTGGAGATGGAGAATCTGTTGAAGAGTTAAGGTTTAACATAGCAGCAGAATTCCCAACGCAACTTCGTGCTGTTACACAACAAGATTATTTAGCGAGAACTCTTTCTATGCCTGCTCAATATGGTAAAGTGAGCAAAGCATATATAACAAAAGATGATGCTACTTTCAAGAATTATATGGATCAAGATCCAGGTCAGAGAGACTCTTTATTAATTAGTTTATACATTCTAGGACTAAATAGCCAAGGACAATTAGATGTACCTTCTCCAGCTATACTTCAGAATATACAAACGTATCTTAAAGATTATAGAATGTTGACTGATTCTATCAATATTAAACCTGGATATATTATCAATATAGGTTGTGATTTTGAAATCATCATAAGACCAAACTATACGAGTCAAGATGTTATTGCTAGGTCTATATTAGCTCTTCAAGATTATTTTAATATAGACAACTGGCAGATTAATGAACCTATCATACTAGGAGATGTTTATTCAATACTAGATCAAGTAGAAGGTGTTCAAACTGTAAAAAAAGTAAACATCGTAAATAAAACAGGTGAAGAAAATGGATACTCTAAGTATTCCTACGACATTTCAGCAGGTACGCTAAATGGTGTAATATATCCTTCACTAGATCCTTCTATATTTGAAATAAAGTATTTAAATCAAGATATTCAAGGTCGTGTAGTAACAATATAAAAGTATAAAAATGGCCGTATATAAAATATTTGCATCTGCTGACGCTTCGTTATATTCTAACCAACCTGCTAGAAACACAGGTTTAGATGAAATATTAGAGGTTAGTGTAAAAAATAGTTCTCAACCTCTTAACTTTTTTGTCGATCCTGTACCATCTGAACCATTATTGCAAGATGATATTAGAAGGTCTGTTATTTTATTTAGTCAAACAGATTTAAATAAAATAAAAACATTTAGAACAGGTTCGTGGCAAACAAATCTAAGATTATACTTAGCAAATGCAGAAAACTTAACTACCACATATAATTTAGAGGTCGCGGCTGTATCCTCTTCTTGGTCAATGGGAACAGGTAAATTAATCGATAACCCGCAAACAAGAAATGGTGTGTGTTGGTATAATACAGGATCATTTATTTCAGCATCTAGTAATTGGCCTAATGCATCATACTATTTAACTCCTGGTGGAGGTAACTGGTACGGTTCTTTTGTAAGCCAGTCTTTTGAATATAATGTGAATAAAGATGTAGATGTTAATGTTACACCTATAGTTAATTCATGGTTTAGCGGATCTAATAATGCTGGTTTTATAATTAAGCATCCTCAAAGTATAGAGAACAATTCAAATACTTATATTGCTCTAAGTTTCTTCTCAGTTGATACTCATACAATATATCCTCCTACAATTGAAATGAAGTGGGATGATAGCTCGTATTCTACAGGCAGCCTTAGTGTTATTAACAGTTCTAATACTGTAGTAACTTTAGCCAATAATACTAGTGTGTATAAATACGGAACAGATAAATATAAGTTTAGGATAAATGCCAGAGACCAATACCCAGTAAGAACGTTTACTACAGCATCGTTGTATACAGTTAATAAAGCACTTCCACAAACTTCATATTGGGCAGTCCAAGATGCAAAAACAGAGGATATGGTTATAAACTTTGACGATACGTATACAAAGATAAGCTGTGATGGTACAAGCAGTTATTTTAACATGTATATGAATGGTTTAGAACCAGAAAGATATTATAAAATACTTATCAAAACAGATTTGTCTGATGGTGAGTCTTATGAAATAGATAATAATCTCATTTTTAAAGTAGTTAGATAATGGCGAATATAGATCTTGTTAAAGAGATATATGGTATAAACACGTACACAAAAGCTGTTGATACTCAATTTGAAGAGTTATTACAACCTCAAGTTGTAGAAACGGCTCCTACAGTTACTGTTGACCAGTTTTTTCAATATTATCAAGATCTCTTCTTTGAAATATCTGTATCTGGATCTATTAACTCTCATACATATCTTGTTGAACAAAGCCAGCAATATATCGGAGGATCAGTTATAGATGCAGAAAAACAAGCACTCATTGAAGAGATTAACTCGCTTCGTCAACAATTGTTAGATTTGAATCAATCGTTTACAGATATTAATAGTTTAATATAATGGAATTAGTTAACATAGTATACTCTGGTGAAGGAAAGCAGCCTGTAGAATTAACGCCTCTAGATAAGTCGTTAGTTACATCTAATTTCATTAACTCTAGTTTTGGTGCTACTGATGACTATATAGAGTTATACATATATGATCAGCAAGGACAGTTGTTAACAGCAGATTATGACGCTTTTGATTATTATCCATTTCTATTAAACAATCCAAAGAACGATACATACTCGGCTTTAACTCTAGAACCAGAAAAAGATCTTCGTAGTAGAGGATTTAATAGAGGGAATTTAACAGTACAATATAACTTCTACAAAAAGTTACTTAACTCGCAATTTGGAACACAGTATTGGATAAAAGAAAT